TTGTCTTTCCATTCGGCCAGCAGGGAAATGAGAAGACGTTGGTTGGAAAGAGGTTTGGCGCGGTGATGGGGCGTGAGGAGTTCCTTACATCTGACGGCAAGAAGCGTATGGCCACAAAGATTGTGCAGATCCGCAGTGTTGAAGGTCTTAAGGATGCGAAAGTCCCGGAAGACAAGCTTCTGGGGGAGAATGCAGGGGCGGCAGCACCGACAACGCCGCAGTATGAACCGGCAGATAAGGACGGGTTTGTGAATATCCCGGATGGAATTGATGAAGAGCTGCCGTTTATGTAAAGAGGATTATGAGGAGGTAAAGCAGCGCTTAAGTATGAGACAGGTTGCCGAGCGTTATGGATGCCGGGTAAACCGAAGGGGAACCTGTCTCTGTCCTTTTCATATGGATAAACATCCAAGCCTTAAGATCTATGAGAATGATAAGGGATATTTCTGTTTTGCCTGCGGGAGCGGCGGGGATGTGATCAAGTTTGTGGGGGAGTTATTTAACCTGAGAAATGAAGAGGCCTGCAAAAAGCTGATCGAAGACTTCTCTCTTCCGATTGTGTGGGAAAGTCTGTCTTACAGGGAAAAGCGTGAGCGGAGCAAGAAGCATGAGGAGTACAGGAAATTACAGCAGTTTAAGGCAGAGGCCTATGCTGTCTTGAAGAAATATTGGATGTTGTTGTGTGAGGCTGCACAGGATTTTGCATCGCCGCATTTTGAGGAAGCTTTGCAAGAGCTGACAATTGTAGAATACAGGCTTGAATGTATCCGGGAATGCCCCGATGAATATTACGCTGACAGGGAGGCGGTGAGAAAGCTTGGAGAAATCGAAAGACGAATTGCTGGATGGAATGAGTGAAGTCGGCCCTGCGGAACCTTTTCCGGATGAGATTTTTTATAAGATTTTTGAGATTGAAGATAATGTGGAACGGACGCAGTATATAGAGATGCTCAGGCTGAAAGCGAAAGCGCTGAAACGTGCGAGGGAATTCAATAATGTGCTGCAGGCATTTATTACGGATTATCAGCAGAGAATGCGTTCTGTGGGAAATGTGACTCATTTTACAGAACAGAAGATCGAGCTGCAGTGCGGGCAGTGGAAAGCGGATGACCTGGGGATATCCATGCAGAAATTTGATAAAAACGGGATGCCGCTTAGGATCATGGCGTGTTCCCATCCGGTTCTCCCTGTTGAGATCCTGAAGAACGTGGATACCAGTGAGGAGCGTGTGAGGCTTGATTATTACAAGTATGGCGCCTGGAGTAGTGTGACGGTGAACAGGGATGTGTGTGCGGATAATAATTCGATTGTGAAGGTGTTGAGCAAGATCGGGATTGAGGTTACTTCGGACAATGCCAAGTACCTTGTGCGGTATATCAGTGACTGTATTGGAATGAATCCGGCAAAACTGGAACCAAGAAAGTCGATCAATCGTCTGGGATGGTCCGGCAACGATTTCATGCCGTATGCAGGAGATATCGTTTATGACGGAGACAAGGAATATGATTCCTATTTCAAAAATATCAAGTCTTGCGGTAACTATGATGTCTGGAAGGATTATTGCAGCATGCTGAGAAAGAATAAGATCGTCCGTCTGGCATTTGCGGCAAGCTTCGGAAGCGTGCTGATAGAGATCCTGCGCATTCTCCCGTTTGTGTTTCATCTGTGGAGCAGTGATTCAGGAACTTGCAAGACCGTCGCTATCATGGCAGGGATGTCTATCTGGGGAGATCCAAGACTGGGAGCGCTCACTAAAATCATGAACGGAACAAAAATCGGGATTATGCGGAGTGCAGCTTTTTTATACTCGATCCCATATGCAGGTGATGAACTTCAAACGATGAAAGATAAATATGCCACGAATTTTGACCAGATTATCTACCAGGTGACAGAAGGTGTTGAACGGATCAGGGGCCGGGCATCAGGTGGAATAGAGGACACAAAGACCTGGCACAACAGTTTTTTGTTCAACGGAGAGGAGCCGATCACGAAGGCAAACAGCCGAAGCGGCTCAAAAAACCGCGTGATTGAGATCGAGGTAGAAGGGCATCTCATGGAAGATGGGAATCATGCCGTATCAATATTGACGGAAAACCACGGCCATGCAGGCAGGAAGCTGATAGAGTATCTGCAAAGTGTGGAGCATAACAGCCTGCGGGAGGAATATAAGTCGTATTTTGACACTATGTGTAGGCTAGATACGACGGAGAAACAGGCAATGGCTATGTCCTGTATGCTGGTTGCGGACAGGATCCTGGCAGAACAAATTTTTACAGATGAGGAGCCGTTATCTGTAAACGACGTAAAAGAGTTTTTAAAAAGTGCCAATGAGGTAGATGTTGCAGAGCGCGCCTATCAGATGGTGCTTAACTGGGTCGCAAAAAATCCGATCCGGTTTCAGAATCCGAATGGTCCGGACGCAACAAACAAGGGAGAAGTATGGGGAAGGATCGATATGAATGAAGGACATCCGGATGTTCCGCCAGTGGCAGTGGTCAATAAAGATGTGCTGTGTGATTTCCTGGATAAGTGCGGGATGGACTACATGGCTGTAAGCAAGAAGTGGGCTTCTAAAAACCGGTTGATTCGCAACTCCCAGGGAAAATATGTACATAACACGAAAGTGTATGGGATCAAGGCTAATTATTTGAAGATTAGCATGGAAGCGGATACGGATGATGAAGGATTTATGGAATTGGACGAGCAGATAGAACTGCCGTTCACTTAAAATGTCTAACCAAAATCCAAAGGTTAGACTAAGGTTAGACTTTTTCGAGTCTCGGAAGCCTTGAAAAATGGCTCTTTTAATGGTTAGGTCTAACCGTCTAACCGGTCTAACCTAAAAAAAACTGCCTATACGCGCGAGGAATTGATACCGCGAATTATATGCCTAAAAAATATGATTGTATAAACGGTTTTTAGGGCAGACGGTTAGACCCAACGTTTTTACTGGATTTGAGGGGTGTATTTTGAAAAAAACAGGGGTAGACATTTTTGAAAAATGGTTAGACCAGAGAAAATATGAGGTGGATATATGCAGAAAGTAGAATTTTTACAAAATCTGGTTGCGGATGCAGCGCAGGAACTGGAATATATTGAAAAGTATGAGAAGGCAATTGAAGATGCGGAGAGCAACAATGCCCGATATGCAGAAATCTGGAAAATGAGAAATCCTTCCAGACAGAGAATAAGGGATGATCTCAGGATGATCCGGAGGATTACGTTAGAAGTGGAGAGAGGACTTTGATTATGAGCAATAAGAGTAAGGGGACCGCATTTGAAAAGGAATTTGCACAGATATTTGCGGAGAGAGGCTTCTGGGTACACTGCCTGAGGGATAATGCGAATGGGCAGCCGTTCGATCTGATCGCAGTCAGGAACAATACAGCATTTGCATTTGACTGTAAGGAATGTCAGGGAAGTGTGTTCCGCCTGAGCCGGGTGGAGGAGAATCAAGACAATGCAATGACTCTGTGGACAGAGACGGGGAATCGGTTTTCATTCTTTGCGATCCGGTTAAACGGTAAGATTTATTTAATACCGTACAGGATGTTAATGATCCTGAAGGGAAACGGAGTGAAGCAGCTGAAAGAGACGGAGGCCGCTAAGTATGGTCAGGAGCTGTACCGGTGGCTGGACAGGAGGAGTGTACTGGATGGGAAGGATGCAAGATGAGGGTAACGATCAGTAACGAGATTTACATAAAGGAACCGTCAAAAGACCTGATTCGATGGGCACGGGAGAATCTGATTGTTCTGAATCCGGAATACTCGAAGAAGCAGCGTCTGGGACTATGGACCGGAAAGACGGAAAAACAGTTATATTTCTTTTACGTGGATGGGGATGTGCTTGCTCTTCCCTGCGGGGCTGGAAAACAGATTCGGCGCTTTCTCAGCCGGGAGACGGAGATACGGCAGGACCTGGCAGATAACTGGGAGAAGGAATTCCCTGGGGAAGTCCCGCTGTATGACTACCAGAAGGAAGCTGTGGAGGCAATGCAGAAAGCCGGATGCGGGATCCTGCAGAGCCCATGCGGATCCGGGAAGACGCAGATGGGGATTGCCCTTGCCGCGAAACTTCGGCGGAAGACTTTATGGCTGACACATACAGCGGATCTTCTGGGACAATCTTATGAAAGGGCAAAACAGTATTATCCAGAGCAGATACTTGGAAAGATCACAGCAGGTAAGGTGCAGATCGGCAGCCATTTGACCTTTGCGACGGTACAGACCTTATCGAAGCTGGATTTAGAGAAGTATAAATATACCTGGGATGTCATCATTGTGGATGAATGCCATAGGGTATCCGGTTCCCCGAGCAGTACAAAGATGTTTTACCGGGTCATGAGCCATCTAGCTGCCAGGTATAAGTTTGGTCTTAGTGCCACGGTACATAGATCGGACGGATTGATCCAAAGTACATTTGCGATCCTTGGGAATGTGCAGTATCGGGTACCGGATGAAGCGGTATCGGAGAAGACTATGCAGGTGGAGATCCTGAAACGGGAGACGGAGATCAAGATCAACAGAATCTGTCTGGATACGGATGGGACGCTGGTATACAGTAAGCTGATTCCCTATCTGACAGAAAATACAAACCGCTGCCGGATGATCGTGGAAGATCTTGAGAAAAACAGGGGGCATTCAAACCTGATCCTCTCCGATCGGCTGGATCATCTGAGGATGCTGCGTGACATGCTCCCCGATTAGCTCAAGGATGCCAGTGCAATGATAGACGGTAAGATGACATCTAAGAAAGCAAGATATGAACGTATTCAGGCCATCGAGGATATGAAGACGGGGAAGAAACGGTTTCTGTTTGCTTCATTCAGTCTGGCGAAAGAAGGGCTGGATATTCCCAGGCTTGACCGGCTGTATCTTACGACTCCCAAAAAAGATTATGCGGTGGTAACGCAGAGTATCGGGAGGATCGCAAGGACATTTGAAGGAAAAGAGCAGCCGGTATGTTATGACTATGTAGATGATATCGGGTTCTGTGAAAACCAGTGGAAGAGACGGCAGACCAGTTACAGGAAAGCGGGGTGCAGGATTATTGGCGGATGAGATAAGCAGAGGGATTGAAGACCATATAAAAAGTGTGTATAACGATTGTTGGTTTATTTACAAAGAGTATCTTGGAAGTCATGATATGGCGCAGTATAACAGGCGGGTATCTGAACTGAAAAGAAAGTATCACAATGACGAATTCCTTGTAGGCATCCTGTATGAGTTTGTGAAGAAGATTACTACTCTGCATGCGAGATATCTGATGGGGAAAGATGGTTGATTGTGATATGGATACAAGGACAGGACGCAGTATGTTTGACCCTTACTACTCCCGGATCCAGGAGCTTTTATTCTCTGGTATGTCTATAAAAGCAACGTATGATTATGTGGAGAAGTATTTTCGGGTGTACAGCACGTATAGTGCATTCTGGGGATATGTGAAGCGGCGGAAGCTGGATTGGTTTATGCCGGGGAAGGTGTGAAGGAAGGTGAGGGATTATAGTGAGATATACGGAATATCATGCCGGTGTTCCGGTGATCAGGGATAAGGAGCTTTTGCCAGAGGCGATGAAAAGGCTGGCGGTGATGGAGGATCAGAAATCCTTTACCACCTATATCGGAGCGGAAGGAATCATCCCCATCACCCAGTATGTGAAGGACAGCGAGGTGCTGAACAGGGTAATTCCCCAGTACATGTGTGAATCCGCCACGGTGGGCGGCGAGATTTATACCATTCCCTCCAACTGGACGGAGAATACGGATCAGGCCTGCT